TGCTGTCCCAACTTTCAGATGATGACCAAGAAATCTATGCAGACCTGCCAACAATTAAGTTGGAAAAGCACATTGAAAGATTGGGTAATAGAAAAGTGCAAATATCTGATGCCAAAGAGGTTACTTCCTCTGGTAAGTTTGCTGAAAATGCAAAATGGTCTGATTTGTCCGAAAAAGACAGACAGGAAGCCAGAAGAAATCCTAAACTTTGGAAACAGATAGTAGAAGGCTATAGAAACTAACAACTTAAAACATCTTAAGGAGATGAAAACAAATGGCTAATGTAACAACAACAACAGCTGCTAATTTTATTCCTGAAATGTGGAGAGATGCTATTTTAGATTATGCAGAAAGAAAATTCATTCTTCGTAATCAGGTATCTGACTTCTCATCAATGGTTTCAAATGGTGGCGACATACTTAATATCCCTAAAGTTGCTGAAGAAACTGCTGCATCTAAAAGTGCAGACACAGCAGTAACTTATTCTGCTAACACAGATGGGGTAATTCAATTATCAATGAACCAACATCACTACGAAGCAAAAAGAATCGAGGACATCGTAAGAGTTCAAGAATCTGCTGACTTGTTTAATGCTCAATGGGCGACTACATAGGCGACTATGTTTTTTATTACCGAGAAATTAAGCTGGAAACCTAAACCTTTAAATAAGGTATGGCAATCAGACACCGAAGGCAGAAATTCAAAAGTCTGTCAGGGGCAACGAATAGGAAATGAACCTGCTATGCAGAATATAATTTTCCCACGAGTTCTCGGCAACTCATCTAATGAGTTGAAGATTTATTCTGAACTATATTGAAAAATATAGAAGTAGTGGATAAAGAGCCATTACGATAACAAAATGTATGCAAAGTCAATGGGTTATGCTTTAGCTAAAAAAGTAGAAAACTACTTAGCTGTTGATGTACTTCAATCAGCTACAGGTAACGATGTGACTTTAGCTGCTGATAACACTTTCACTACTGCTTTAATCAGAAGTGGTTTACAAAAAATGCTTGATGCAGGATTTGACTACACAGATGGCGAATCATTCTTATATGCTTCACCTGCTGCTTATATGTCATTACTTTCTTTAGGGGACTTCACAGAAGCTCAAAAAAGAGGTGATGATGCAAATCCATTAGTATCTGGTAATGTAATCCAGGCTTATGGTTTAAGCTGTTATCCTTCAGTAGACTGGGATGACGATGGTGGTACTGGTGATGAAACAGCAACTATCTTTAACAGAAATTCTGTGTATTTTGCACAGCAATTAGCTCCAAGAGTTCAGTCAGCATATGACATTGACCACTTGGCAACTTCTGTTGTAGCTGATGTTTTATTTGGTGCAGCATTATCACATGCAGCATCTTCAACATCATTAGGTGTTGTAAACTTCGTAAATCCATAATTGGGTTAACGAAAATCGGTTAAATATGGGGCTAATTTCGGTTAGCCCTATATTACCATTAAATATTAATTTGAAGGGGATTTAAATGCCATTATACGATTATAAATGCAGTTGTGGTAAACAATTTGAAACACTACAAAGTATGCATGATGATAAATTAGTGAAATGCAACCAAAGTATCCAAGAATGTGATGGAAATGGAACTTTGACAAGACTTATAGGCAAACCTGCCATATTTTCTGATGACATTGGTAGAGGTCATAAACGAATGAAAGACAAAGATTTATATAAGGAATTAGACATTGAGTAGTAATACCAATATAGGAAATACTCCTGTAAATCAGGGCTATGTTCAATTAATCCACACAGGAGAAACAGGAGGAATCGATGGAACACTTCGTACTTTATACGATGGTGATGGAACTGCATCAGATTTACAGATTGCAAGTAACAAAGTTAAAATATCTACTCAATTATACATTGGTAGCAAAACTATTACTGAATATGTACAAGATGTGGTCGGCGATATGCTTGATACCAATGGTAGTCATACAAACATTACTGCTACCTATGATGACGATGGCGATGGAGCTATTGATTTAGTTGCTACTGGTGCTATATCAAGCATCATTGGTGGCACAGGAATTGATGCTACAGGTAGTGGAGATATTACTATAGCTATCGATTCTACTGTTGCTACAAAGACTTATGTAGATACTGAAGTAGCAGGATTAGTAGATTCTGCACCTGGCACATTAGATACTTTAAATGAATTAGCAGCAGCTTTAGGCGATGACCCAAACTTTGCTACAACTACAGCAACTAACATAGCAACAAAATTAGCTATAGCATCAAATTTATCAGACTTGGCAAGTGCATCAACAGCAAGAACAAATTTAGGTGTAGCTATTGGTAGCGATGTTCAAGCATATAATTCTACATTAGCATCAGTTGCAGGTGGAACATATACTGGCGATGATTCAATAACAACTCTTGGAACAATAGGGACTGGAGTATGGCAAGGAACTGCTATTGCAAGTGCATATCTTGATGCAGATACAGCACATTTATCAGGCACTCAAACATTTAGTGGTGCTAAAACCTTTTCAAGCACTATTACAGGAAGTATTACTGGCAATGCAGGAACAGCAACTGCCTTAGCAACTGCGAGAAGTATTACAATGTCAGGAGAAGTTTCTTCAGGGGCTGTAAATTTTGATGGAACAGCAGGTGTTGTTATACCAAATACTACAATAGGTTCAGGTGTTATTGTAAATGGAAGTATAGCTTCTGATGCTGCTATTGCAACAAGTAAATTAGCTTCAAATACAATTAGTGGAGTAGCATTAGGTAGCAATCTAAATGCTTTAACAGTTGGAACAGGAATGGCTTTTGCTTCAGGTTCTAACTATACAGGGGCAACAGCAAGACAAATAAATTTAAATTTAAGTGCTATAGACCACGACAGCTTAGGCAATTATGTAGATAATGAACACATAGACTGGACTACAGACCAAGGTGCTATCAATATTCATGCAGGAAACTATACAGACACTAATCAGCTAACAACATTCGTAATACAAGATGGCGATACAACTAATGTAACAATATCACAAGGCAAGTATGTAAAATTCCAAGCATTGACCAATGGTGGATTAGATATTGATTGGGCAAGTTCTTTAGGTGCAGGTAGTTCGGGCGACCCTTATGACTTACAATTTAAAATAGATTTATCAAATATGGGTGCATTAGTTGACACATTAGAAAGTGGAGATAATCTATTAGTATATAATGCAGATGAAGGAACAGCTTTAGCACCAGTATCAGAAATACAATCTGCTTTAAATATACCAAGTGCAAGTGGAACTACTGATGGTGTTGTTACTTTAAATGCAAATGGTACATTAACTGGAGAATCAGGATTAACTTATGATACAAGCACATTAGCAGTTACTGGCGACCAAACTCTTAGTGGAGTATTAAAACATAGTAGTAATGGCAGCAATAGATTAACTCTTGACGATGATTCAGATGCATCAGTTACAAATCAAGTAACTTTAGCAGGTGTAAACAATGTCAATATTTTAATAGATGGTACTAACAATGGTACTGGCGATTTTCAAATAAGGTCAAGACCAACTACTGCTAATGATTTAGACACAGCAGATATTATTGTAGATATAGATGAAACTACAGCAACCTTTGATAATATTACATCACAACAATTTCAAATAGGAACTGCAAATAGATTTAAGATTCAAGAAGAAGGTGCATTTGTACAAAATGGTTCTTTAGGAGTAGGTCTAACACCAATAGGTAGCAATGCAAGAATCCAAGCATCTTCACATATTGAAGCTGGTGTAGGTAGTGGTGCTATCGGATTAACAATTAATGATGGTGGTGGTAACTCTAATGTTACATTTAATCATACTGGTAGAGTTCCAGAACAAAATGGTAATTCAGGTAGAATTGAAGTTAATACTGATGGTATTGGTAATCAGTATATGGCATTTGAATTGGCAGGAAATGTTACAAGTGGAGTAACTGTTGCTACTACTGAAATTGCAAGAATTAATTCCACAGGATTACAATCAAGTTTATCAGGTACAGCAGCAAGTCCTGCATTAAGAGTAAATGATAGTGATACTGGATTATATAGAATTGCAGATGATAAGTTAGGCATATCTACAGCAGGTACTTTTGCAGTAGCAGTAGATGCTTCTCAAAATGTCGGTATAGGAACTAATTCACCAAGTAAAAAGCTACACATCAAAGATTCTACAAATGAAATAGTTGTACTTGAAAGTTCAGATGCTA